AAACAAATTATGTTGATACTGGAAAGAGAACATCATTTGCTGTAACTCATGATGATGATGAATTAGTATATACATGGACTTCTGTGTTTGCAGATGAAGATACTAAAAATGAATTTTTAAATGATTCAACTATCAAAGCAGAAATAGCAAGACGTAATAAAGCAAATACAGATAATAATATCACTACTGAAATAACAGTAGACGAAGAAGTTTAATACTAAATGGAACAGAATTATCTAGGAAATCCAAACCTCAAGAAGGCTAATGTCCAACAACAATGGACAAAGGAAGAACTTCAAGAGTATAAAAAATGCATGGATTCTCCACAGTATTTTGTGGAAAGCTACATCATGATTGTTTCTCTTGATGAAGGTCTAGTGCCATTCAAGCTCTATGACTTTCAGAAGGATATGATAGGAACGTTCCATAATAACCGTTTTACGATATGCAAGTTGCCCAGACAGTCTGGTAAATCAACAACAATTATTGCATATCTACTTCACTATGTTTTGTTTAATCCAAGTGTGAATGTGGCAATCCTTGCAAATAAGGCTGCTACTGCAAGGGACTTACTTGGGAGACTACAACTCGCATACGAGCATTTACCCAAGTGGTTACAACAAGGCGTTATGTCTTGGAACAAAGGCAGCTTGGAGTTAGAAAATGGTAGTAAAATACTCGCATCTTCTACTTCTGCAAGCGCTGTTCGTGGTGGGTCTTATAATATTATATTTCTGGATGAGTTTGCCTACGTCCCAGCAAACGTTGCAGAACAGTTCTTTAGTTCAGTCTATCCAACAATTAGTTCTGGTAAAACAACCAAGGTAATGATTGTTTCAACTCCACATGGTATGAACATGTTTTATAAGTTGTGGACGGATGCAGAGGAGGGAAGAAATACTTATGTTCCAATTGAAGTACATTGGAGCGAAGTTCCTGGCCGTGATGATAAGTGGAAAGCAGAAACTATTAAGAATACCTCTCAATCTCAATTTAACACAGAGTTTGAATGTGAGTTTCTAGGGTCTATTGATACACTAATCACACCAGCTAAACTTAAACAGTTGACGTATAGAACTCCAATTCAGTCTAATGCTGGACTAGATGTTCATGTTTCACCACAAGAAGGACACACATACTTTCTTACCGCTGATGTTTCTAGAGGAACAAAGAATGATTACTCAGCATTTGTAGTGGTTGATGTAACAGAAATACCTTATAAGATTGTTGCAAAATTTAGAGACAACGAAATTAAACCTCTTATATTTCCAGCAAAAATTCATGATGTTGCTCGTGCATATAATCAAGCATTTGTTATGATTGAGGTTAATGACATTGGAGAACAAGTTGCTAGTGCTATGCAGTTTGACTTGGAGTACGACAACATAATAATGGCTTCCATGCGTGGGCGAGCGGGACAAGTCCTTGGAGGAGGGTTCTCAGGGGGCAGAGCTCAATTGGGGGTAAGAACCACTAAAGCAGTAAAACGTATTGGTTGTTCTAATCTTAAACAATTAGTCGAGGACAATAAGTTAATTGTTGAAGACTTGGAGATTATCACAGAGTTATCTACATTTATTGTCAAAGGGCAATCATTTGAGGCTGATGAAGGATGTAACGATGATTTGGTAGCATGTCTGTTTATGTTTGCATGGGCAACAGACCAACAATATTTCAAAGAATTATCTGATCAAGACATTCGAGCTACTATGATGAGGGAACAACAAGACTCATTAGAACAAGATATGGCTCCGTTTGGATTTGTGCTTGATGGTCTTGAAGAGGAAAACTCTGGTCAAATGACTGATGAGTATGGAACTAAATGGAATCCAGTGGTTAGAGACAATCGTTCAAATTGGTAAGTTACTATATAAACTCAATAAGATCGTTATCTATTTTAATAAAACAATTTGAACAAAGGACAGTAGATTGATATATTAGTTCAGTAACTTCCCTTCGGCTTTCATCATTCATACCTTTACGTTGAGTTAATTTTCTTATTTTGTTGTTGTGTGGATAAAATTTTAAACATACAGTCTCACTTTCACCACAATGAGAACATGACTTTTCTGCAAGATATTCGTTAAGCCATACAATGCGCTGACGATAATTACGTTTTGATACACTTTTTATAGTATCTTTATATTTTTCATAATGTTCATTCATAGGATTATTTATAAGAATCCTCACATATAAAAACAGTGTTTTAGGAATCTGTTTTTTATAAATATTCGTAATGAAAAGAATAAACTCTAACGTAGAGTTGGTTCTCTACAGATAAAAGGAGTAAGGAAAATGAGTTTTTTAGTGTCGCCTGGCGTACATGTTCGAGAAATTGACTTAACAAACATTGTTCCTTCCATCCAAACTAATATCGGTGCTGTGGCCGGACCTTTCGAAAAGGGTCCAGTTTCTTCCGTTGTTAATATTGGGTCGGAGGCTGAGTTGGTTGCCATTTTTGGTAAACCAAACTCAAGTAACTTTGAATATTTTTTCACTGCTGCAAACTTTTTGCAGTATTCAAATGCACTTAAAGTTGTGCGTTGTGAGTCTGCTGTTTTGAACGCCTGTTCAAACCTTGGACTTTTAATTAGAGATGCAGATCACTATACTAACTCATTTAGAGATGGTCAAGGTAGTGTTGGTCCTTTTGCCGCACGAACTGCTGGTGATCATGGTAATAGTCTCGCTGTTTCAATCTGTGCTACTTCTACAGCATTTTCGCAAGACATTACAGGTGCTAACCAAGTTAACGGTACACCAGCAAGTGGTGCAACATCTATAACAGTTGATGACGTTGATCTTGCATCTAATGTAATTAACGTTGGTGACATTGTTTCATTTTTCACAGACAGTGGTTTCGGAACTCCTGCTACAGGTCATGCTGGCAAAGAATACGAAGTAACTGCTAGAGATACTGCAAACGATACTATCACGGTTCGAGACTTAGATAACCCAAGTGGAACTGGCCTTGCTGCTTCCCTTGCTGACAACTCATTTATTAGACGCCGGTGGAAGTTCTACGATTTGTTTGATTCCGCACCGGGCACATCTACTTGGTCTACTAAAGAAGGCCGTGGTGCTAATGATGAAATGCATATCGTAGTATATGATACAACTGGTAAAATTTCAGGTTTTGCTGAAAATGTTGCTGGTCAACGTACACTTTCTGTTTTAGAAACTTATACTGCTCTTTCCAAAAACCCTAATGCTAAAAATGCACAAGGTGGAACAAACTACTATGCAGAAATTCTTTATATTCGTTCAGCATTTGTTTTCTGGATGGATCATCTTTCAGCCGGAACAAACTGGGGAGTAGACCTTGATGCAACTAATGCTCTTGTCTTAGACGCCACGGATGCAAATAGTGCTGATGAAGGTGATAATGTTCTTGCTGAAACGGGCGATAACATGGTTTTAGATACAGATGCTGGTTCATTTACAGCTGTAGATACACCAACACTTGACTCTCTTACAGGTGGTACTGATGATTATGCAGTATCCCTTGGTGAAAAACGTACTGCATATGACTTATTTGCAAATGCTGAACTCCATGATATTAACTTTATTCTTGGTGGTCCTTCTGTTACAGTTAGTGGTAGTTCATTCGGTACGCCTGGCGATGAGTTTGATACACACGGTACAATGTTAACTGATCTTGCAGAATTAAGAAAAGACCTTGTTGCATTTATATCGCCTGCTAGACAGTCGGTTGTTAATGTTCAAAGTTCAAACACGCAAACAGTAAATGTTAAAAATTCTTATGATACACTACCATCATCTTCCTATGTGGTTTATGACAGTGGTTACAAATACATGTATGACAAATATAACGATTTGTATCGTTATGTTCCACTGAATGGTGACATTGCTGGTTTGTGTGCATTCACAGACAGCGTTGCTGACCCTTGGTTCTCACCAGGCGGTTTCAATCGTGGTAATATTCGTGGTGCAATTAAACTTGCATATAATCCACAACAAGCAGAAAGAGATATTCTCTACAAGGCTCGTATCAACCCAGTTGTTGATTTTCCAGGCCAAGGTGTAGTTCTCTTTGGTGATAAAACTGCTCTAACAAAACCAAGTGCATTTGATCGTATTAACGTGCGTAGATTGTTCCTTGTTCTTGAAAAAGCAATTGCTACTGCTGCTAAATTCCAACTCTTTGAGTTCAACGATGAGTTTACACGGGCTCAGTTCCGTAACTTAGTTGAACCTTTCTTGAGGGATGTGCAGGGTCGTAGAGGTATTACTGATTTCCAAGTTGTTGCTGATGGCACAAACAACACGGGTGAAGTCATTGACCGAAACGAATTTATTGCCGACATCTATATTAAACCAGCAAGATCAATTAACTTTATCTCTCTTAACTTTGTTGCAGTTCGCACAGGCGTTGAGTTCAGTGAAGTAATTGGTCAATTTTAAGGAGGTAACATAACATGGTTGGAACAATAGATCAATTTAGAGCCCAACTAATTGGTGGCGGTGCCAGAGCTAACCAATTTAAAGTAGAAGTTTTAGTACCTCAATTGCCTGGTATTAGTAACTTTGATATTAGAAAGGCTTCTTTTCTTTGCAAGGCCACTGCGCTACCAGCAATGGCTCTTACAGAAATTGAAATTCCTTTTAGAGGAAGGAAGATTTTTCTTGCAGGGGATAGAGACTTTCCTGATACATGGGATGTAACATTCCTTAACGATACAGATTTTGCAATCCGTAACGCTATGGAACAATGGTCAAATGCTATTAATAACCTTGCAACGGGTCAAGGTGAAAGTAATAGTTTGGCATACTGTGCTGATATGACCGTATCTCAGTTAGATAAAGATGATAGAGTTTTGAAACAATATAAGTTTATTAATGCTTGGCCGTTGACTATAAGTAATATTGAACTTACTACTGAGGCAGCAACTGCTGTTGAAGAGTTTCAAGTATCATTTAGATATCAACACTTTCTAACAAACGAAGTTGAGACATCAGGAGCTTCATTTACAGTTACTGCGTCACTCACTGTATAAGTGACTTTATAAACCTACTAAATAAAGGAGTAGGGAGATATGAAATATTATGGCTGAACTTTTCGGTTTTACAATTAATCGGGCTAATAAGGAAACGGGTGGTGAACAAGTCTTCACCACCCCAACTCCTGATGATGGCGCTATCGACGTTGCTGGTGGTGGTTTCTTTGGACAAGTTTTAGATACCGATGGTCGTGAAAAAACAGAACTAGATTTAATTCGAAGATATAGAGACATTGCACAACAACCAGAATGCGACAGTGCAATTGAGGATATTATAAACGAAGCAGTGACAGCTGATGAGGTATCACAATCGGTAACTCTTAGTACTGACAGGCTTCCATATCCAGACAAAATCAAAAGAGCAATCAGAAAAGAATTTGATACAGTATTATCCCTTATGGAATGGGAACAAAAAGGTCATGACATCATGCGTAGGTGGTATGTTGATGGCCGAGTTTTCTACCATAAAGTAATTGATACAAAAAATCCCAAACGAGGTATTGTTGACCTCCGTTATATTGATCCTATAAAAATTAAAAAAGCCAGACAGGTCAAAAAAGATAAAGACATAAAGACTGGCGTAGATATGATAACAAAAATTGATGAGTACTTTATCTATAATGAGAAAGGACTTTTCTCAGCAGGATACGGTGGAGCTAGTCAAGGATTGAAGATTGCAGCAGATGCAATTGCATATTGTCCTTCTGGTGTTATTGATCAGAACGGTGGTAAGGTTCTGTCTTATTTGCATAAGGCAATTAAACCTGTCAATCAATTACGTATGATTGAGGATGCATTGGTTATCTATCGTATCTCACGTGCTCCAGAACGTAGAATTTTTTACATTGATGTTGGTAATCTACCAAAGGTAAAAGCAGAACAGTATCTTAAAGACGTTATGAATCGTTACCGTAATAAATTAGTGTATGATGCATCTACTGGTGAGATTCGTGATGATAGAAATCAGATGAGTATGCTAGAAGATTTCTGGCTTCCACGGCGTGAAGGTGGTAGAGGTACAGAAATTACTACTTTAGCCGGTGGTCAAAATCTTGGTGAAATTGACGATATTGAATATTTCAGACAGAAATTATATCGTTCACTTAACGTTCCTATTTCTCGTTTAGAAGCAGAGAATCAATTTAGTATGGGACGTAGTAGTGATATTACTAGGGACGAACTAAAATTTACTAAATTTATTCAAAAGATCAGAAAGAAATTTACACCAATATTCACTGATATTTTAAAGACTCAGCTGTTGTTGAAGGGTATTATATCTTTGGATGATTGGGATGTGATGAAAGAACACATTCAATATGATTTCTTAAAAGATGGTCACTTTGCAGAACTAAAAGAAGCTGAACTTATTAATGATCGTATTCAAACACTAGATTCAATTCAATCTTATATTGGTACATTCTTCAGTAAAGAATATGTTCTTAAACATGTTCTACGTATGAACGATACTCAGATTGATGAGATGAGAGATCAAATTGCTCGTGAACTTGAAAAAGACCCAATGGACGGTGGTATAAGTTTACCAGATGGTGGCGATGGTGTTACACGTTATCCAGAAGTTGGTGGCGCTCCTATTCCTGCTGATGATTATGGTAAGTTCCAAGGTGAAGAAGACCCAGAAGATGACTTGAAGAAAGCACAAGCTGCTCAAGCATTGGGTGCAGCTGATCAAGCAAAAGCAACTGCGAAAGCAACTGAAAATGGAGGAGATAAATAATGAGTAGAGAAATTATTGATGCGTTGTCTAATGGTAACAACGTAGAAGCAGAAACACAATTTAGTACTGCATTGTCTAGTAAAGTTGGAGATGCTTTAGAATCACAACGAAGAGAATTAGCTAAGACTTTTGTTAAAACAATGAGTGTAGAAAATGAAGAGGATTGAGGAAATCTATGAATCTACAGTTGTAGAGAGGGATGAACACAAGAAATCTAAACAATATAAGAAGCTTTCTCCTAAATTAAAGGATGCAGTGGACGATATATTCAAAAAAATGGATGCTAAACCTTCTGATTTCCTAAATAGTTTCGAGAAAACTATTACAGATATTTCAAGAAAATATAAAGTTCCTGAGAAAGAACTTCTTGGATATTTTGAAAAAGAAATGCTAGCTATCTAGGAGTAAAAAAATGGCTTTTGCTACAAGAACATTAAGAGACACACCTGTAGCAAATGCAGGCGATGGTGGATATGTCACCATCTTGGTTGATATCGAAGATGATACAACTGCAAATAATGCTATTCTAGATGCAAGTGCATTAGCTGGTCACGCAAATGGTGCAAAACTACATCTCAATCGTATTTGGTGGTCATTAGTACAGGGTACAGCAGATGATGATACTGGTCACGTAGAAATTATAGAAGTTGGTGCAGCTGCAAACAATTCACAAGATTCTACACAGTTTAGATGTGCTGGTACAGGACACTATGACGGCACTGCTAGTGCAATTAAATCCGCTGCGACAAATACCACTGCATCTTCTGGTGATCATGAAGCTAGTTGTTTTGGTACATCTGGTACAATTGTCATAGAATTTAAGAAAGACGAAAACTATACGTCATAAGGATAGCACAATGAATACAGTAAAATTATTTTCTGAAGCAGTAGAAGATGTTGAGTACATCACCGAAGAAAAAGAGGGTGGTGGAAAAAACTATAAGATTCGTGGTATTTTTATGCAAGCGGACATAAAGAATCGTAATGGACGGGTATATCCTATGGAAATACTTGGTGAAGAAGTTAAGAAGTATAATAAAAATTTTATTGAGCAAAATCGGGCATTTGGTGAACTAGGACACCCAGACGGACCAACAGTCAATCTGGAAAGGGTTTCACATATGATTACATCTTTAAAGCCTGACGGTAAGAATTTTATTGGCGAAGCTAAGATTATGGACACACCTATGGGTAAGATAGTTAAAAATTTAATGGATGAAGGTGCAAAACTAGGTGTTTCCTCTAGAGGTATGGGAAGTTTGAGACAAAAAGGCGGAGCCAATGTAGTCAGTGATGATTTTTATCTAGCAACAGCTGCAGATATCGTAGCAGACCCATCTGCTCCTAATGCTTTCGTAGAAGGTATTATGGAGGGAAAAGAGTGGGTTTGGAATAATGGATCACTTATTGAAGCACACGTTGCGGATTTAAAGAAGAAATTTGATGTAAAGAAGCATCAGAGACAAGTAAATTTAGAAGCTTTAGAGTTTGCTAAATTTCTTGAAAAGTTGTAATTTATAAATAAATATTACAAAAACAAACACGTTTAAGGAGACACCCTATGTCCGAATTAGATCAAACAATTGAGGAACTTGAAGCAGAGGTTCTGGCGGAACTCGAAGAAATCGAGGAAGCTAATGGAGCCGATGCACCTAAAAAGGGTGCTCTTCCTGCTGAAGGTAAAAAGAAAGTAAAAGGTTCAACACCAGGCGGTGAAGTAGAAGATACTGGTGCTGCTGTTGTTGATCCAGAGCAAAAAGATGCTCCTGCAAAAAAAGCAGTTGCAAAAGCAAAAGAAGTTTCTGGTGATAAAGCACAAAAAGGCGAAGGAAGCCCAATGAAACCAGAAAAACTTGCTGCTGGTGATCAAGTGGATCACGATGGTGAAGAGTTAGAAGAAGCAAAAGCTTTGACAAAAGCTCAACACCTTGAAGCAATCGGTAAAATGAAGAAATCTGATATCGAAGAAATGATTTCTGCACATCACTCTAAAATTGAAGAAGCATCCAAAGTTGAAACTGAAGAAGAGTTGAAAGCACTTGAAGATGCTAGAGCAGAAATTGAAGAGAAGATTAAATCTATCAGTGTTAAAGAAGACGTTGCAGCTCTAATAGAAGGTGAAGAGCTTTCTGAAGAGTTCAAGGAAAAGGCAGCTGCGGTTTTTGAAGCTGCTGTTAAGTCTAAGATGCGTTCAGAAGTAGAGCGTATTGTAGAGGTTGTAAATAGTGAAAAAGAAGTAGAAGTTGAAACTTTCAAAGATGAACTTACTGAGAAGGTTGATACTTATCTCAACTATGTTGTAGATGAATGGACTAAAGAGAACGAGTTGGCAATCGAGCGTGGATTAAAAGGCGAAATTGCAGAAGACTTTATTTCTGGACTGAAACAGTTGTTTGAAGATCACTATATTGACGTTCCAGACGAAAAATATGACGTTCTGGAAGCTCAATCAGAAAAGATTGCTGAGTTGGAAGAGAAGATCAACGAGGAAATTCAGAAGAATGTTGACATTGCTCAACAAAATTCTGGACTAGTTCGTGAACAAGTTATTGTTCAAGTCTCAGAAGATTTAGCAGACACAGAGATTGAAAAGTTCAAGTCACTAACAGAAGATGTAGATTTTGTAGATGAAGAGTCTTTCAGAGAAAAACTCTCCACTATAAAGGAAAGTTATTTCCCTAAAGTTTCTACTGGCACTGTTAGTACAGGAACTACTTTTGATGATGAAGATGGTGGCACCGCACAGGACGTTGATACGACAGATAGTATGCGTAAGTATATGTCTGCTATCAGTCGTGATCACAAGGCGAGTGCGTAAATTATAAACGGATGTAACAAAAAAGGAGAAACAAATGTTTCAGACAGAACATCTACAAGAAAAGTGGCAGCCAGTCCTAGAACACCCCGATCTCGGAAAGATTGAGGATTCTTATAAGCGGGCAGTTACTACTCTCATTCTAGAGAACCAAGAAAAAGCCATGAGAGAAGACGCAAGTTTTCTTTCGGAAGCTGCTCCTACTAACAGCACAGGTGGTCAGATTTCAAATTGGGATCCAATTTTGATCTCACTCGTTCGCCGTGCAATGCCTAACCTCATCGCTTATGATGTATGTGGTGTGCAACCAATGACAGGTCCAACCGGCTTGATCTTTGCAATGCGTGCTAAGTTTGCATCTTCTGATGGCGCCGAGGCTCTGGTTGATGAAGCACCTGGCCATTCTAACGATGACGCCGCTGGTGACTTAACATCTTCAGCCAACACAGGTACTAACCCTAAACTTCTGAACGATAGTCCTGCTGGAACATATCTTGCTCCAACAGGTATGACTACTGCTCAAGGTGAAGCTTTGGGTGATGCAACTGCTAACTCTTTCGCAGAGATGGCGTTCAGTATCGAAAAGACAACGGTTACAGCAGTTACACGTGCC